CCGGGGACTTCAATGAAGGCCTGCTTGTCGGGGATCCACGCGAGGTAGAGGTCGGGGTCGACGCGGTGGGCGGCTCGGCCGGAGCGCGTGATGACGTACGACCCACGATTGTGGGACGCCATCTTCACGTTCACCCGCACGAACATCCCGTCCTTCTCCGCCACGAAGTCGTAGCACGCAATGTCGAACGGAGAGATCAGGACACGCCATCCCTTGCGAATGAAGTGCCCGAATCCCTCCGATTCGATTGCCCGCCATTCCACTTGCGAGGGGCCCTTACGAGCCCCCCGCGTCTGTGGGTCAGGCAACTTCGTTGGCCCGGCCGTCGATCACGTACAGCACCGTCAGCACGCCCTTGCCGGTCGTGCAGGCGTCGTCCGACGCCACCGACAGGCGGATCGGCAGACCGCCGACGTTGACGTAGCCGGGGGTGAGCAGCGCGGACACGCCGACGCTCTTGAGGTCGGCCGTGGCCAGATACCGATCGGCGGTGACGCTGTCACCAACGATCAGATCGTAGCCCGCCGTGTCGAACGCCTCGGTGATGGCGAGATGGCCACCAACGACGCGCGCGCCCGGGGGCAGGTCGATGACCTCGAAGATGCGTGCCGTGGTATCCGCGGCACCGAAATCCTTCGAGACACCGGTCGTGGCAACCATCGTGTCCGCGAAGCCCCACTCAAATACGGCGGCGCGGACATCCTGGGTGTAACGGCTCTTGGTCTTCACGCTCATGTTCGTTCTCCTGGTCTCGGTTTGGCGTTAGACCGCGGTGTAGACGACGGCAGCGCCGAAGTCCTGAACCGAGCCTTCGTAGATCGAGTGGAACTTCGGCTTCAGGAAGCCGGCGATCTTGCCCACCGAAACACCTTGCTGGTTCTCGTAGTCGAAGCCCTTCTCGACCCAGATCGGGTTGCCGATGTCGGCCATGCCCAGCGCTTGCGCGCCGCAGACGATCATGTACTGACCGTCGACGTTGGCCATCGCACCGAACTTCGTCGCACCCGTGCCCGAGGTGTTGGGGACGTGGCGGAATTCGTGGATGACGAGGCCGTCCACTTCCGCAACCGCGCCAGTGAAGAGCGGGTTGTCCTTGCCACGCTGCATGCCGTAGCGCACGTTCTGGATGAAGTCGTTGTCGTTCTTCAGGGTCGCCACACCGTCCGGCGTCATGAAGACGTGGTACGTCTCTTCACCGCCGGCGCCCTTCACACCGCGGACGTACTTGGACTTCAGGTACGCCTTCAGGCGGACGAGCATCTTGTACGACGGCTTGTCGGTCGAGGTGACGTCGGTCGTCGCGGCGCTCGAGATCAGCGCGGAGTTGGCGGCGTCCCAACGGAGCCGGCGGCCCGCGGTCGGCGCAGCCACGTCGGCGGCGTACTCGAGGTTCGGCAGATCGGAGCCCACGCGAGTCGAGCCGTCAGGCTTCTTCGTGTAGGAGATGCCGGCCAGCGTCAGGAACGCCAGCTGGTCCATCCGGTCGGCCAGCCAGTAGGCCAGGACGTCCTTCGAGTTGTTGCGGAACTCGACGACCGACTTCTGGTCGGCCATGCGGCCCTCGTGGCGGTTCGCGTGACGCAGCTGATCGATGCGGATCACCTGGTCGTACGACTTCATCGCCTCTTCGTTGCCTTCCAGCGTGCGGTCGCCGGCAACGCCGTCGCCTTCGAGGTCAGCAAGCAGGGTGATGACGGCGCGAGCGCCCTTCTCGTCCTTCTTGAGCTCGGTGATGTGTTGCACCATCGAGTTCGGGCCCTTGCCCAGGAACTTGTTGATGAAGGACATGTTGCGCGCGTTGCGCCACGTGTCCATCGCCCAGATGGTCTTCTGTTCCGACGTCAGGGCGGCGAAATTGGTAAGGCTCATGGTTTCACCTGTGTGCAAAAGTTAAGAGGATGCTGCGTGGCTCTAACTTTTACGCCCTGGGCCGTGCGGGCGAGAGGCGCAGATGACGCCCTGCGGGGCGGCTCCCGACTGTCGCGCGGGTGCGGAGCGATAACCCGATGATATTTCAACAGGTTACCTCTCCGCAAGCCGGTATTTCGCTAGACCAAGTCCCCGCGGAGCCGCTTGAGGGTGTTCTCGTCGATCTTGGAGAACGCCTCCTGCGTCAGCGACGTCACGTCGATGTTCGACGCGCCCATCTTGTCGGAATCGGTCCCGACCGTGCTGAGCCCCGGCGGCTGCCGGCCGGCCACGTCGACGTTCGTCTTCACCGCCGCCGCCTTCCGGTCAGAAGCCTTGCTCTTCTTCTCGGGCTCAGCGCCCCGGTCGGACGAAGCCGACAGCTGGTTGGCCTTGATCACCATGTCGGCGGCCTTCTTCAGGGCCTTGGCCGGGGAGTGACCCATCGCCTGGAACGCCGTCTGCAGCTCGGCGACCTCGTTGACCAGCTCCTGGTCGAACTCCTTCGAGCCCTCACGGAACTCGGGGAACTCGGACGTGTACATGTCGATCACGCCCTCCAGGGTGTCGGCCCGGACAGCCTCGTGGGCGAGGTTCTGGACCACCGGCTGGATCTCCAGACGGGCGATCCGGCGGTTCAAGGCATTGATTTCCTTGAAGATTCCCTTCGCCTCCGCCAGCTTCCCGTCCGCGAGCAGGTTCTGGTGCAGCTCGATCTTCTGCTCGAGAATCGCCTCCGCCTCCTGGACCGTGGCCGGCCCCTCGGTGAGCTTCAGCTTCTCTTCGAGCTCGCGCGCGCGGTTCTCCGCGGCCTCGATCTGCGCGTCCTTCTTGCGCCGGAGCTCGTCGAAGCGCGCCTTCGGGATGAACTGCCCCGTCTTCGGGTCGCGCTCGGGCTCCGCCTCCGCCTTGGCCGGCTCCTTGGCCGGCTCCGTGACGACGGCCTTCACCTCCTCCTTCTCGGCCTCGGTCAGCTCCTTCTTGACCGGTTCCGGTTCCGCGTCCGGCTTCGGCTCCGGCGCCGTCTCCGGCTCCCCGGGCAGCGCGTCGCCGCGGGCGGCCGCAAGGGCCGCCGGGTCGTCCGGGAGGTTCACAACTTGGGTGGCTTCCGCCAGATCCGCTTCACTCAGGGGCATTACTTGGGTCCCTTCTTCGGTTGGGGCTTCGGACGGACCTTGGCGGCCGTCTTGGTCTCGACCAGCTTCTGCTTGTGCGTCTGCTGGGCCATCTCCTTCTGGTGCTTCCGGTCTTCAGCTTGCGACGCCCGCTGCATCCCGAACTCTTGCGTGCGCTCCATCTGGCCGATCGCCGCCTCTTCGCGCTTCACCGCCACGTCGGTCTGGGCCTTCTGAGCCTGGAGACCGGACTGGTGGGCCATTTCCTCGCGCTTGAGCTGGCGGTCCTGCTCGTTCTCCGAAGACTCGTGGGCCATCTTCTCCCGCTCGAGCCCCGGATCCTCCGGCGTCCCGCCGCCCTCCATCCCGGCCACAGCCGCCTCGGCCTTGTTGCGCTCGGCGTTGGCGGTCTTGAGGAGGATGTCGGCGTGGGTCTCGTCGATGTCGGCTTCCTGCTGCTCGACGGCCAGTTCCTTCGCCTTCGCCATGAGCTCGGCTTCCTTCTGCGCTTCCGGCGACTGCTGCTGCTCCTTCATCTGCCGCAGCAGCTTCTGCTTGGAGCGGAGGTTGCTGTTCTCGATGAGGATTTGATCCGGGATCTGGATGCCAAGTTCCTTCATCGCGAGCGCTTGCTCGAATTCGCTCTCGGCCACCGTATCCTTCTGCGGCGTGGTCGTGATGACGATGTCGTACTCGCCAACCGTCAGGTCGTTGAGGATCTGCCCGGTCGCCTGGTCGATCTGGTTGACCTCCAGGTCCTCGGTCTCGCCCAGGATCTCGTCCTTCGTGATGCGGAAGACGCGCGGCTCCTGGTAGTACGTCTGGATGATGTCGATCAGGTTGCGCGCGACCAGCCACCGCGTCCGGTTCAAATTGTCCTGCATCTTCAAGGTGTTGATCGACTGCGAGCGCTTCTTCTCGCGGATCGCCTTGGCGGCCACGTCCTCACGGTCGTCGCCCAGCGCGGTGTCGTTCACCGTGGAGATCGACTTGATGTGCTCCTCGGCCTTGTAGCTGATGCGGTCGAGGCCGGTCGGCACCTGGTTGGGCTCGATCTTCTCGGCGGAGCCCATGTCGTCAAGCTCCAGCACGATGCCCGTCTGGGCGCCGCGCTGCTCGAGCTCCGAGATGCTCATGTTCCGCAGGCCGCCGGTCTTCACCTTCCAGCCGGAGTTGGCCGTCGTGTTGACCACATGCAGCTCTTGCGACGTGACCTTGTTGAGCAGCTCCTGCGAGCCAGTCAGGTTCTCCACCACGCCCATCGTCTTGCCGCGGCGGAAGTACGGGAAGAACGGCGTGATGGTGAAGTACCGGTACGGGCTCCACGCGTCGTGCAGGACGCACGGGCCGGCAGTGACGCGCCAACGGATCCGCTTGACGAAGTTCTCCACGACGCTGAGGCCGTACGTGCTCACCACGTAGCTGATCTTGTTGCGGTCCCACGCGTCGGGGATCGCGCGCATCTCGCCGGTCGTCGGGTCGACGAAGAACTTCTGCTTCGTCAGCATGCGGAACTGCCGCTCGATGACGCGGATGTTGCGCATGAGCTCGCGGTCGGTCTCGACGTACCCCTGGTAGTGCGGGGTCGACTTGAACGTCTCGATCTGCCGGTAGACGGCGTCGAACTCGTGCTGGTAGTCGGTCGGCGTCGCGAGCCGCAGGTAGTCAGCGTCCTCCTGGTTGTAGAGGACCGCGATGTCGACCGGCGACAGCCACTTCGTGTACAGGACGTCGTTCCACGTGTCGGGGTCGTACTCCTCGGCGTCGCAATCGATGACGATGTTCCGCGGGTTGGGGCACGTGATCTCCGCCTCGCCCTGCATGTTCTCCTTGAACGTCAGGCGCGTGTCGATGAAGCCGCGGCTCGTGATGATGCCGTCGTCGTACATCTGCGCTTCTTGCCACCGGTACTGATTGGCGTCGAAGATGTGCTTCAGCACGTACTCGAGCACTTGAGCGTTGTCGACGCCGGTCGACCGCTTGTTCTTCAGGCCGACGTCCACGCGTGTGTTGACGTAGTCGCCCTGCAGGTTGGCGATCGTCGGCAGGATCTTGTTGATCGTCAAGGCCGGGCGGCGGACGTGCTCAAGCAGCGCTTTGTCGATCGGGTCCCACTGATCGCCCAGGTAGTACTTGTCGCACTTGTTCGCCTTCTCGACGAAGTCAAGATGCCCATTGTCGCGCAGGTACACGTACCGGCGCCACTGCTCGTCTGCCACTGACTTGTCGATAGCCATGCTCGGCTCCCTATGCACTCATGAACGAGCCCTCGGTGTTCACCAAGGACCGAAGTTGGTCTTTCCAGCTCGGCGCCCGCTTCTCCGGCGGCCGGCGCGGCGCTGCCTTGCCCATCACGAGGTGGGCCAACCACGCCCAGCCGTCGACCTGGTCGTCGTTCATACCGCCCGCCTGGAACCGCAGCATCTCCCGCTGACACCTGTCGAACCACGGCGCGTCGAACGGCCAGAGCACCTTGCCCTGCTGCATGCGGCCCTGCAGCGGCCGCGCGCGTGCCGCCTTGTCCGTCACCGGCTTCAGCAGCACCACCGTAGGATACAGCTTCCGCTCCTGGCAACGGCGGGTGAAATACGCCGCCATCGTACGCCAGATCTGCCCGTCCTCCACGCCCACTGCCAGCGGCCGCCACCTGTCGTACTGGTCGAGCATGGTGTCGACGATCTTCATCGCGTCGCCCGACCTGAACCGCACGAGGTCCACCGCTTCCAGGTTGTCGTCGTAGTCGAGCGCGCCTGTCGTGCCCACCGTCCAGTCAGCCGACTGCTTCTCGGTGATGGCGAAGTCCCACGCCTGGTAGACGTGGCGCTCGCCCGGCAGCGGGTTGTTGAGCGGCATGAACATGCTCTTGGCGAAGTACGGGCCCTCGTCCGGCTGCGGGTTCTGCTGGTACAACGCGGACCAGTGCCGCGGCATCAGCGTCTTCTTGATCTGCAACAGCTGCTTCAGCGAGTACCGCGCGGGGTGCAACGGCTCACCGGCTTGGCGCAGCAGCTGCGCGTCGTCGGGGCGGTCGGTGCCGTCCGACTCGCGCCAGATGGTGTCCCCGTGCGTCAGGTACTCGTCTTCCTCCGCGATCGCCGGGAACTTGATGATCTCGTACCGATCGAACTCCGGGTCTTCGCGCATCGACTCCTGCACGCGCCCGGCCAGGTCCCCTTCCGACCACCACGTCTGGGTGATCAGCACGCCGCCGCCGGGCGCCAAGCGCGTGTACGCCGTCGACCCGAACCAGTCCCAGATCGCATCCAGCACCGTCACGCTGTCGGCTTCCTCGGCGTTCTTCACCGGGTCGTCGATCGACAGGACGTGCGCGCCCTTCCCCGTGATACCGCCCCCGACGCCGGCCGCCAGGTACCCGCCGCCGGCGGTGAGCAGCCACTGCTCAACCGACTGGCTGTCCGGGTCCAACTGGGCGTCTGGGAACAACGCCCTGTACGTCGCGTCCCGCAGCCGCGCGCGGATCTTGCGCGAGAAGCCCACGGGCAGCGAGATGTTGTACGAGGCGCTGATGAACTCGTGCATGGGGTAGCGCCCCAGGTGCCACCCGGGGAACTCCTCGGACACCAGCGTGCTCTTGCCGTGCCGCGGCGGCACCAGCAGCATCAGGCGGGGCGACAGCTCCTTGAACACGTCCTCGCTGAACCGCTCGAGCCGCCTGCAGATCAGCTCATGCACCCACCCCGCCTTGTAGTTCGGCCGGTAGTGCTTCACGTAGTCCATGAGGTGCCGGCGCATCATGACGCGCCGGGCCAGCTCCTGCTTGACTTGGGCGGGGCTGCTCACTTCGTGTACCGCTGGACCAGCACGGAGGGACGCCACGCGATGATGAGCTCCGCGCGGCCGCTGTGGAACCCGAACCTGAACCCATTCACGCCGTTGCCGTCGATGACGAGCCGCGAGTAGAACCCATCCGGGATGCTCTCGAAGCGGATCTCGAGCCCCTCCGGCGTCTCACGCACGGAGTCCGCCTTCACCGCAATCTTGTCGCCCTGGAGCTCAACTATCATCTTCGCTCACCTCGATGACCTCGCCCTCGATCAGTTTCGCAAGCTCGTGGTCCGGCAGCTCCGCCAACCTGTTGATCGTCATCTGCCCGTTGATCGAGATGTCGACCCGCTTCGTCGTCGGCTCGTAGTGTCCGCACACCTTGGCGATCTCCCGCCACCCGGCGATCATCGCCACCGGGTCTTGCAGCGTGCGTGCCATGTCGATCGCCTCGGTCATGCCGTCCAGCACATCCTTGCGCGAGATCATCGCCGCTTCCGCGTTGCGCGCGCGGTACGCGTCGATCGCCGCCAAGATGCGCGGGTTGCGCATCATCTCGTGCGAACGGACGTACGGATCCCCATAGCCCGCGGCTTTCGCCGCCTGGCTCTGAGTCATTCCCATCGCGAAGGATTCGACGAACTTCCGCTCCTTCTCGGTCAGCCCGTCAGCGGTAACGACCTTGCCCAAGTGCCTGATTTCAAAGGATGGCTATCCGCGTAGTCTAACATCAGAATTCTCGGGAACTCTTCCGCAATTCCAAGCTCCAAGTACCATGCACTCAGCACTCGGGAGAGACCTCTAATGCCTGCAGCCGGTTCTGCCTCTGTCCACAGCGCCCCCGAGAGCACCTGGCGCAACCGCATCCTCGACGAGCTCGGCGATGTGGCCAATCGCGCCGTCAAGCTCAACCACTTTGTGCGGTCGGACGAGTTCCTCGCGCTCGACCGGCGCGACCAGGAGCTGCTCGAGCGCCAGCTTCGCCTCATGAACGACTACGCGAACACCCTGGCTGAGCGGCTTCGGATGTCTCGATGAGCTTGGGACCTTGTGCCAAGCGCCAAGTACGCTGCACCATCGTGGCGATGGACGGCCGCGCGGTCACCGGCGAGAACTGGTGCGAAAACCCGCAGCCGACGTGCCCGCGAGAGCCCGGCGAGGGCTACGACAAGTGCCACGCGATCTGCCAGCAGCTCGGGCACGCCGAAGAAGTGGCCTTGGACATGGCGCGCGCCGCGGGGTTCACTCTGAAGAACGCCGTAGCCATCATTGCCGGCCACGAACACGTCTGCGACGGCTGCCGGAGCGCCCTCTCGAGCGCCGGCGTCAAGAAACGCATCCTGGGGGACGAATGGATCTGAGCGACGTGCCGATGGACTGCATCTTCGAGGCCTATGAGGAGCTCGACAAGCTCCTGGAAGCCGAATTTGAGCGTGAGGCGGGGTGCAAACCGGAAATTCCGGGGGTTTTGACCGTCGGCACGTGCGCAATCGGCCTCGCTTCCCGGCCCCAGACGTGACTCCGGCGCCATTGCGGCGCCGGAGAGGGGTGTTGCCAGGGCGGTCAGGCGACCGGGGGCTCCACCGGAGGCTCGACCGGGGGTGCGACGGCCGCAGCGATGTCAGCCTGCAGCTTGTCGAGGTCGGCCGCCATGCTCAGGAGAGCAGTCGGGTCGGTGGCGTTGGCGATCGCCGCGTCCAGCTTGACCTTGAGGTCGGCGATGCCGGCGACGGCGGTCGCAACAGCGGCCTTCGTCTCCGCAACTTCGGTCTGCAACAGCACGAGTTCGTCGGACATGGTGTACATCCTCGAGTGAATTGACCATACTGCGTCGCAGATGGCCGAAAGTTGCCGTTCGATCGACCGGCGCCGGAAATACGAGAAGAACATGGTGAGATTCTCCCACGTGAAGCTGTCGATTACAAGCGGAAACTACCGCCGGCCGGAGGCAAAATGACGAGCTGGGACGCGGCGGTGCCCATATTTGCCGGATTTGAGGGCGCTTTCCTCGGCTTCGCCGAGGTCTGGGACTCCAGCGGGCACCGCGTCGAGCGCGCCGTCTACTCCGGCCCACGTATCGCCGAAATACTCATCCGCCGGGACGGCATGCGCCCCGAGGATGCCCAGGAGTTCATCGATTTCAACGTGGAAGGCGCCTATGTCGGCCCCCAAACCCCCATCGTCGTCTGGCCATCTTACGAACTTGCCTCCGTACAGGACCACGGGTAAGTTCCAGTCAGGTGCTGACAAGCAGAATCAGGAAGCAGAGGTACAGGCAGAGCCCGACAAGGCCGACCCCGACA